TTATAAATTAGTTCCTACAATATTTAGAAATACAAATAAAGTAAAAAATCTTTGGGGTTATGTGGAAGAACTTGAGGGAGATTTTGCACGTAGAGAACTATTAAATTTATCACGTTTTTATAATCTTTGTAATAGACAAGGTCTAAAATTACCAAATGTCCCTAATTGTTTTATAACAAGAATAGGAAATAATATAAATTTAAGAAAAATCTATGAAGATGAAAAAAATACTAAATGGTGGATACCAGACAGTTTAAAAGAGTTAGCTTCTTTAGCACAACATTATGGTATGCCTACTAGATTATTAGATTGGACATATCAATTTAATATAGCATTATATTTTGCACTAATGGATTCAACATTAAATACCAAAAAAGATTTTTCCGTATGGTGTTTAAATAAAAATTTAATAGAAGATTTTAAAGAATTTTTGATACAATATAAAGAAAAAACAAGATATATAAAAGAAATCCCATTAATTCCATTATCTTTTATACAACCTAAATATAATGGAAATCAAAATATAACAATGCAAAAAGGTATATTATCTTTGTGGGAAGTAAATTTAAGACAAGCTTTTATTCAAAACTTAAAAATAAATAAAGAACCTATAAATATTTTATTAAAAAAATTTATACTAGATAATGAAGAATTATTTGAAGAATTTTTAGATGAACATAAAGAATATAATAATGATTATATTCTATTAAATTTTAATTTTAAGTATGAAGAACGTTATAAAATTCTTCGTTTTTTAAGAGTTCATGGTATAATGCATAGTACTATATATCCTGGATTTAAAGGTGTAGTTGATGAATTAGAAGAAAACTTGCAGATGGATATTGAAGCAGCTAAATTAGGTTTATATAATGGAATACAATATCGATAAAGAAGTATAGGATATGAGGATATTTTTTATTTGAGGTGATTTTGTTATGGAAATTTCTACAGGGTCAGTTTTAGCGACAGCTTTTGGAGGAGCTGCTATGGGTTCTATTATTACAGGAATAATCTCAATTTGGCTAAGTAGAAAAAATTATAAAGAAGATTATTATAAAAAAATAATTGATAAACGGATAGAGGCTTATGAAAAATTAAATAATTATTTAACCTCTTTAAATATATATGTACTTGTAACTTCTGGAGATAAAGATATAAAAATTAATAGCATTTTCTCATCAAAAAAGAATTTTGAAGAGAATTTATCTTTAGCAAAATCTATTAATGATAAAAATACATGGATAAACAGAAAAACTATAAATGAATTTTATAGTTTATATAATCTTTTATCGTATATTTATGATTATTTATATAATGATGATACTTCTGCATTAATTTGGTGGATAAATGAAAATAAAAAAGAAGATTTATTAAAAAAAGTAATAGAAGAAAAGAATAAACTAGAAAGTATTATTGAAAGTAATGATGAAAGAATATATGATATTTTATTAGCAGAAAGAAGAATCAATGCTGTAGGAATAGTTTTTTTTGATTGTATAGAAGATAAAATTAATAATTTAAAAAAAATGGTTTATAATGACTTTCAAAAAATGTATGATATAGAAGCTTTTTTAAACGTACAAAATGAAGCACCTAAATAGGTGCTTTTTTTATACCCAAAAATAAGGAAAGGAAGTATAGTTATGGACATTAAGATTATTTATAAACCAACAGATAAAATAGTTCCATATGAAAATAATCCTAGGCTGAATAATGAGGCTGTTGAACCAGTAGCAAATAGTATTAAACAATTTGGATTTAAAGTTCCAATAATAATAGATAGTAGTAATATAATTGTTGCTGGTCATACAAGATTGAAAGCTGCTAAACATTTGGGTATGGATAAAGTACCTTGTATTGTAGCTGATGATTTAACGGAAGAACAAATAAGAGCTTTTCGTTTGGTAGATAATAAAGTGTCTGAATTAGCTGATTGGGATTATGAGAAATTAGAAGAAGAATTAGCTAATATTAATAGTATTGATATGAATATTTTTGATTTTGATATGTCAGAAATAAATGATATTGTTGAACACTTAGATGAAGATATAGTATCTGATTCAGAATTAGAAAAAGTTTCATTAAGTGAAAAATTTTTATTTACACCAACATCTGTATTAAATACAAGATGTGCACAATGGCAAGAAAGAAAAAGAGCATGGTTTAAGTATGGCATTAAATCTGATTTATCAAGAGAAAATATTAAAACGACAGGTAGTGCAGCAGGTTCAGTACCTAGATTTTATCAATATAAAGAGGACTGTGAGAAAGAATTAGGTCATAAATTATCAGTTGCAGAGTTTACAGATAATTATTTGCATAGATACATGAAAGAAGATAGTTTATTGAAAGTTACTAATACTGGTGGAATGTTGAGTGTATTTGACCCTGTCTTATGTGAGTTAATGTATTATTGGTTTAGTTTTGATAAAGCAAAGATTTTAGACCCATTTGCAGGTGGTAGTGTAAGAGGTATTATTGCTTCAGAATTGAACAGGCAATATACAGGAGTTGATTTACGAAAAGAACAGATAGAAGCTAATATAAATCAAGGTGATGAATTATTATCCAAAGATGATATAAAACCTAAATGGATATGTGGAAATAGTTTAAATATAGCTAAGCTTGCAAAAGGCGAATATGATTTTATATTTAGTTGCCCGCCTTATTATGACTTAGAAATATATAGCGATGATAAAGAAGATTTAAGTAATCAAACTTATGAAGATTTTTTATCTATGTATAGAAAAATAATATTTGATAGTGTGAGTATGCTCAAAGATAATCGTTTTGCTTGTTTTGTTGTTGGAGATATTAGAAACAAAAAAACTGGCATGTATAGAAATTTTGTATCAGAAACGATAGCTGCATTTCATAATGCAGGAATGGAATTATATAATGAAATAATTTTATTAACAACATTAGGTTCTTTACCAATTAGAATGGGTAGAGGTTTTTCAATAAGTAGAAAAGTTGGTAAAACACATCAAAATGTATTAGTTTTTTATAAAGGCGACCAGAAGAAAATAAGAGATTTATATGGGGATATAGATATTCTAGAAATAGCAGATGAAGAGCTGGACATTTAATATTACTTACCTTAACATATCAAGCACAAGGAGATGATGATATGTTAGAAATAATAAAACAAAGAGCATTTGAAGCTAAATGTGCATACAAAAAAGGTTTGATTACAAGAGCAGAAGCAAAAACAGATATTGAACCATATATAAAATTATTTAATAATAAGAGCATGGAAATTGCTAAGAAATACAATATGAAACCAAAAAAAATAACATTTGCAGGTTTTATTAGATAGGTGGGTTTAGAAACCTACCTTTTTTATTTGGAGGGAGAGTGATGAATAATGAAAATCTAAGACCATGGGAAAGACAAGAAAATGAAAGCGAAAAGGCTTTTTCTGCATTTAAAGCCTATTTAGAAATGGAAGATAGGAATATTTGTCAGCTTGCTAAAAGGTTGGCAAAAAGTAGGCAATTAGTTGACAAATGGAAACAAAAATATAATTGGCAAGAACGTTGTATAGCATGGGATAAATCACTCCAGGAGATAGAATATAAAACCGCTGTAAGAGAACGTAAGAAGATGGCTAAACGTCATATCGCTATTGCAATGTCTATGCAAGCAAAGGCAGTAGAAGCACTAAAGAAAATAGATGTATCTAAATTAAACACAGGTGAAATTATTCGTCTATTTGATACTGCGGTTAAAATAGAACGTTTAAGTAGAGGTGAAGCTACAGAAAATCAAGTACAAGAAATAACTCAAAATATAAATACTATAACTGAAAATCCATTTGAAAATCTTACTAGAGATGAATTATTGAGGTTAATAAAATGAATAGAAACTTAGCTAGAGTAGGTGCAAAGATAGAACTTGCAAGACGTGAGTTCTTTTTTTATGCCCAATTAAAAGCTCCAGAATTTTATAAATTAGATAGAGCTTTTTTAGTTGATATTTGTAATACGCTTCAAAATTTTATTACATCAGATAAGAAAGTATTAATCTTAAATGTTCCTCCTAGACACGGTAAAAGTCGTACAGCAGGATTATTTGTGGAATGGATATTAGGTAAAGACCGTACAAAAAAAATAATGACTGGAAGTTATAATGAAACTTTATCAACTATGTTCTCTAAAAATGTGAGAAATGATATACAAGAAGCTAAAGCAGATATATATAAACCAGTATTTCATGATGTATTTCCTTTTACACATATAAAACGTGGCGATGGTGCTATGAATTTATGGAGTTTAGAAGGTGGTTATAATAATTATCTTGCTACAAGTCCTACAGGGACAGCTACAGGCTTTGGTTGCGACCTTTTGATAATTGATGACCTTATCAAAAATGCAGAAGAAGCCAATAATGAAACTGTTAAAGAAAAGCACTGGGAATGGTTTACAAATACCATGCTTTCTCGTCTTGAAGAAGGTGGAAAGATAATAATAATAATGACTCGTTGGGCTAGTGATGATTTAGCTGGTAGAGCCTTAGAACATTATTCTTGTGATGAAGTAGAACATATAAAATTTAAAGCAGTTTGTGATGATAATTCTATGCTATGTGATGAGATATTATCTGCTAAATCTTGTGAAGATAAGAAAAAAGCTATGGGGTTGGATATTTGGTCTGCAAATTATCAGCAAGAACCAATAGATTTAAAAGGCAGATTATATAGTAATTTTAAAACTTATACTGGTGATTTACCTACATTTAAACAAGTTAGGGCTTATATAGATACAGCAGATGAAGGCGACGATTATTTATGTTGCATTATCTATGGAGCTACTTTTCAAAATGAAGCATATGTATTAGATGTTATATATACTAAAGCATCAATGGAAGTTACAGAAAATACTGTAGCTCATGCTTTATATATAAATGGAGTAAATAAAGCTAAATTTGAAAGTAACAATGGTGGACGTGGATTTGCGAGAAGTGTACGACGTATTTTATTAGAAAAATTAGGAACTAATAAATGCGTAATAAAATGGTTTCACCAATCCAAAAATAAACAAGCTCGTATTTTATCTAATGCTACTTGGGTTATGGAACATATCTATTTTCCTGTTGGTTGGCAAAATAGATGGTCAGAATATTATGAGGCAATGACTAAATATCAACGTGAAGGTAAAAATAAACACGATGACGCACCAGATTCTACTACAGGCATAGCAGAAGATTTATCTAAAGGTGGCATGAGTATATTTAAGTGAGGTAATTTAATTTGAATTTAGAGCAAGCTAGAAATTTAATAAATAAATATTTATCTTATCACTCGGTATTTGTAAGAAATGCACTAATAGCACAAAGATATTATCTAGGAGATAACGATATATTGCATAGAGAACCAAAGGAAAAATTGCAGGGAGGAAAACCTAATCCTTTACGATGTGCAGATAATAAAATAGCTTTTAATTTTCATCAGCTATTGGTAAATCAAAAAGCAAGTTATCTTTTTACAGCTCCACCGCTATTTGATGTTAAAGATGATATTATGAATGAGCATATAGCAAATGTTCTAGGAGATGCTTATGCTAAAAAAGCTAAAGATTTATGTGTAGAAGCAAGTAATAGTGGTGTTGGTTGGCTACATTATTGGATTGATAATGTAAAAGGTTTTCGTTGGGCAGTTATTCCTTCTATGCAAATTTATCCAGTATATAGTACGAGATTGGAAAAAGAGCTACAGGCTGTGCTTAGAACATATAAATCTATTGATGATGAGGGGAAAGAATGGGAAATTTGTGAGTTATGGAACAATACACAATGTGCTACTTATAGACAACGTGGAGAAGTATTTGAACCATATAATATTTTTACTACTACAGGTATAAATGGACAACCAACAAATATTTATAATCATGATTTTAAGCAAGTACCATTCATTGAATTTCCCAATAATAATACATTAACTAATGATTTTAATAAGATAAAATCACTTATTGATGTTTACGATAAAACGTATAGTGGCTTTGTAGATGATTTAGAAGATATCCAAGAAGTTATTTTTATACTTAATAATTATGGAGGACAGGACTTAAACGAATTTTTAAATGACCTAAAATATTATAAAGCTATTAAAACAGAAAGTGATGACGCTTCTGACAAAAGTGGAGTATCTACATTAACGATTGAGATACCAGTTGAAGCAAGGAAAGAGTTATTAGAAACTACAAGGAAAGCTATTTTTAGTATGGGACAAGGAGTGGACCCACAACAGCAATCATTTGATAACACCAGTGGTGAAGCTATGAAGTTTTTATATTCCTTATTAGAATTAAAAGCTGGTTTATTAGAAATAGAATTTAAACTAGGATTTGGTGAACTTATTCGTGCTATTTGTAAATATAAAGGATTTGAACCTAAACAGATTATTCAAACATGGACTAGAACATCAATTCGAAATGATGCCGAACTTGTCGATATGTGCAGTAAATCCGTTGGTGTAATATCCAATAAAACAATTCTAAAAAATCACCCATTTGTCGAAAATGCAGAAGATGAAGAAAAGCAGCTAGAAGATGAACAAAAGAAAAAGCAAGATTTAGAAGATGTTTATAGTAAAGCTTTTGACGGTGGTGAAGGTAATGGTAATACCTGATAATGAGTATTGGAAGGCAAGATTTGAGCAATTATATGAAGCACAATTAAGTCAAGAAGATGAATTTTTAGAACGTGTAAAAGATATGTATATGGAAGCGATAGATAATCTTGAAAAAGATATTGCTAAATGGTATATGCGTTTAAAAGTTAATAATGATGTAAGCTTAAGAGCAGCTAAATTACTTTTAAAAAATAATGAACTTGAAGAGTTTAAATGGACCTTAAAACAATATATAAAACGAGCTAAAGAAAATGGCATTACTAATGATTGGACTAAACAGTTAGAAAATGCTTCAGCTAAATTTCATATATCAAGACTTGAAGCAATTAAATTACAAATACAAGAACATTTAGAATATCTATATGGCAATTATTTAGATGGAATGTATGAAGCTATGCAAGACACATATCAAAATACCTATTATAAAACAGCTTATGAATTACAAGCAGGTTTTAATATGGGTTTTGAAATAGCTAAAATTGATACAAAAACTCTTGAAAAAATTCTTGCTAAACCATGGGCAGTTGATGAATTAAATTTTTCTGACCGTATATGGAAAGATAAAAATAAACTAATTAATACCTTACAAAATACATTAGTACAATCTTTAATAAGAGGGACATCGCAAGATAAAGTTGTTAAGGAATTTGCTAAAAAAATGAATGTGTCTTTAGGTCAGGCAGGACGATTGATTGCAACCGAAACAGCATATTTTGCTACCATAGGCGAGTTTGACAGCATGGATAATCTAGGTGTTAAGCAATATGAAATATTAGCTACATTAGACCGTAGAACGTCAGATATTTGTAGACATCTTGATGGTAAGGTCTTTAATATGTCTGATAAACAAATAGGAATAACTGCACCACCTTTTCATTGTTGGTGCAGAAGTTGTATTATTCCTCACACTCCAAAATTAAAAGGAAGTAAAAGAGCTGCTAGAAACGATGAAGGCAAAACATATTATATTGACGGCAATATGAAATATAGTGATTGGAAAGAAGTTTTTATTGATAAAACTAAAACCTATAAAGAATGACAAGATGATAAATATTGTTGTTCTTAATTTTAAGGAGATGGTTGAATGGATATATGGCATATATTAACAATAATTTTATTTACTACGCAGATAGTAAGTGGGATTTTGTGTAATGGAAATACTGTAGAAATAAATTTTTTGGTAAGAACGTTTTGGGTAATTATATGGAATATCATTTTATATAATGGTGGTTTTTGGACTTAGAAAGGTGGTGAGGAAGATGTATAAATGGATTATGGAATATCTTAATTTATTTAAACAAGATTTCCCGTTTAGTGCGGTAGCTGATTTAAATGAATATGAGATTATTAGGATTATTCAAGACTGTGTAAAAAATAACCGCATTTATACAGCCGAAACGAGACTTGCAGTTATTGGAACTGGAAAAATAGGACAATGTATAACAGGAAAGGAAGAATAGTGTTATGGCTTATAGTAAACATGAATGGAATGACGGAGAACTTATCACAAAAGATTTAATGAATAATATGGAAAAAGGAATTGAAGACGCTAATAATAGAGAAATGATTCCAGGGCCACAAGGAGAAAATGGTCAATCTGCTTATGAACTTTGGAAATTACAAGAAGGTAATTCTGATAAAACAGAAGATGATTTTTTAAATTCTCTTAAAGGTGAAAAAGGAGATACTGGAGAGCAAGGACCAAAAGGAGATACCGGTGAGCAGGGAGCAACTGGAGCGAAAGGAGATACTGGTGCAAAAATTACATCAATTGAATTAAATATTACAGGTACAAGCATCTCTGGAACTGCACATTTAGATGATGAAAGTACAGCCTCTATCACAGGTACTTATACAGCAGGTTGATAAGGAGAAGATAAAATGACTATTGAAGAATACATTGCTTCTTTAAATCTTGCAGATGATGCTAGAAAGAAAGCAACAGAAGGTTTAAAGAATTTTTTAAAAGATAACTATGTAGAAAAAGCAAAATTTGATGAAGCTACTACAGCTAAATCTAATCTTGAAACGCAGATTAAAGAGCGTGATAAACAGCTTGAAACCTTGAAGAAAACGGCTGGAGATAAAGAAAAATTAGAAAGCACTATTAAGCAGTTACAAGAAGAAAATAAATCTTCTAAAACTAAATACGAGCAAGATTTAAAAAATTTACGTATTGATAGTGCAGTAAAATTAAAATTAACTAACACAGCACAAGATGTTGATATTGTAGCAAGTTTAATTGATAAAACTAAATTAATTGTATCTGATGATGGTACAGTAACAGGCTTAGATGAACAGATTAATCCATTGAAACAATCTAAGCCTTTTTTATTTAAAAATGATAAACAAAGTTATGAGCCTAAAGTAGGTGGTAATCCTATAAATAATCCATTTAGTAAAGAACATTTTAATCTTACTGAACAAGGTAAATTATTTAGAGAAAATCCACAACAAGCTAGAGCATTGGCTCAAGCTGCTGGAGTAAATATTGGAGGTATTAACTAATGGCAACAACTTTACAAGATATTATTGTACCAGAGCTATTTAATCCATATGTGATTAATCGTTCTATGGAATTATCTGCACTTTACCAAAGTGGAATTGTTAGTAATAATGCAGAATTTGACCGTTTAGCAAGTGAACCAGCACCAATTCATCATATGCCATTTTTTGAAGATTTGACAGGAGATGCTGAAATTGTAATTGAAGGAGCTAAATTAACACCTGCTAAAATTACATCTAATCAAGATATATCTACTACTATTCGTCTTGCTAAAGCTTGGGCTGCTACAGATTTATCTGCACAGCTTGCAGGAAAAGACCCTATGGAAGCTATTGCAACACTTGTTGCTAAATACTGGGAACGTCAACGACAAAAAGTATTACTTCGTATTCTTAAAGGCGTTTTTTCGTCTGAACAAATGAAAGCAGAACATGTATATGATGTATCTACGTCAAGTGGAAAAGCTGCTAATATTTCTGCTTCTGCTTTTATTGAAGCCCTTCAACTTTTAGGAGATGCACAAGACCAACTTACAGGCGTAATTATGCATTCTAAAACAAAATCTTATTTAAAACAGCAAAATCTTATTTCTACAGAAAGAGATAGCAATTCTGTAGAATTTGAAACATATCAAGACCGTAGAGTAATTGTTGATGATGGTTGCCCAGTAGATGAAGGAGTATATACAACTTATCTTTTTGGACAAGGTGCTATTGCATTAGGTAATGGTAGTCCAGAAGGTTTTGTTGCTACTGAAACTGACCGAGAAAAATTAATGGGTTCAGGTATTGATTATCTTATTAATCGTCAATGTTTTATTATGCATCCACGTGGAATTAAATGGACTAATAAAGTAAGAACTAATGTAGAAAGCCCTACTTTTGTAGAGCTTGAAAATTCTACAAATTGGGAACGAGTGTATGATAAAAAACAAATTCGTATGGTAGCATTTAAGCATAAAGTAGGATGATATTATGCTAGAAGTAACTAAACTTAAAAATTTATTAGGGACTGTATCTGATGAAAAGGATACAGTCCTTCAATTTATTTTAGATGATGTTGAAGAAACAATACTAAATTACTGTAATATTTGTGAATTACCTGAAGGATTAGTAAATACTGCTTATAGAATGGCTATGGATATTTACAGAAATGAGAATATTGGGAGTGAGGAAGGTTCTAGTGGTAATATAACAAGTATAAAAGAGGGAGATACAACTGTTAATTTTGGTAATAGTTCTAACAATGTTGTATTTGCTAACTCTATATTAAAAAATTATATAGTTCAATTAAGGAAATATAGGAGATTATCAAAATGAATATATTAGATAAATCTAGACTAAAGGCTAAAATGGCTATAGAAAAACTATATGAAGATACTTGTAATATTTATACCTATGAAAAAATAACAGAGGCTAATACAGGTATTACTAGGCAAGTAAAAAAAATTTATCTTGAAAATATTTCTTGTAGAGTATCTTTTTCTAATTTTCCTAGTACAACAGATGATGAGCAAGCTAAACTTACACAAAGTATTAAATTATTTTTACCTTCCGATATATTGATAAAAGCTGGCTCTTATGTATCCATATGTAGACAAGGGTTAATTACAGATTATGTTTGTAGTGGAAAACCTGCTATTTATAAAACTCATCAAGAAATAAATCTTGAGCTATATAAGGATTACGCATAATGAAAAAGAATTTTAGTAGATTAAAAGAATTGAAAGTTAATTTAGAAGCATTGAATGAACATAAAGATTTATTTATGCAACAAATGGCTAATGAATTAGCAACAATATTTCTTGCAGAAGTAAGAAAAAGAACTCCAGTAGGTAAAGGAACATTTGAAGTAGTAGGTAAAATTAAACGAGGTAAAAATAAAGGAAAACCTAAATTAAAAAAAATCTCTCAAGGTGGCTTGCTTCGTAAGTCTTGGTATATAACAAAAGCTATTAAACATAGAGATTATTATATAGCTTCTATATTTAATCCTATGGAATATGCAGCTTATGTTGAAAATGGACATAGACAAAAAGTGGGTAGATATGTGCCTATTCTTGGTAAAAGATTAAAAGCAAATTTTGTGGAAGGTCATCACATGATGAAGTTATCTGCTGAATTAGTTGAACAAGAAGGATATGCTTATGTACAGCAAAGATTTTACGAGTTTTTAAGGAGATACTTACATGATTGATGTAAATGGGCAAGATATTATAAAAGGTATAATAAAAGCTTTGAATAATGAGTTTGGCAAGAATTATACTTACTATATAAATGATATTCCACAAGGATTTGAAGAGCCTTCTTTTTATGTAAGATTACTAGATAGTAATTTTAATCTTATATGTGGCAATCGTTATCTTAGAAAAAATATATTTGTAATACGATATTTTCCTAAAAGTGAACTAGAACCACAACAAGAAATAAATGCTATCTTAGATAGACTTTATCCTATATTGGAGTATATTTATATGGGAAAAGATTTAATTCGTGGTACAAATATGGAAGCTAATATAGTAGATAATATTTTACATTTACAAATACATTATGATTTCTTTGTAATAAGACCAATCCAACGAGGTCCATTAATGCAAAATTTAATTCAAAAACAAAAGGTGAAATAAATGTATACTAAAACGCAGATTTTACAATCTAAAAAATACCGTCAGTATAAAGATGTACTGACGGTTATTTTATCTAATAATAAAAATTATACACATGAAGAAATACAACAAGAATTAGATAAATTCTTATCTGCTCCAATAAAGGAACAAAAAAATTAGGAGGAATAAATTATGGCTTTAGGTGGCGGTACTTGGCTTACACAAAATAAAAAATTACCAGGTACTTATATTAATTTTGTTAGTAAAGTACGTGCTAGTGTAAATATGGCAGACCGTGGATATGCTGCAATGCCTTTAGATTTAGATTGGGGTATTGAAGGTGAAGTATTTACAGTAGAAAATGCTGATTTTCAGAAAAATTCTATGCTTTATTTTGGTTATGATTACAGTCATGAAAAAATGAAACCTTTGAGAGATTTATTTAAAAATCTAAAAACAGGTTATTTTTATAGAATTAATAATGGAGCAGTTAAAGCTAGTAATAGTTTAGCAACTGCTAAATATGGTGGTGTTCGAGGTAATAACTTTACTATTGCAATTCAGCCTAATATTGATGATGAAACAAAATATGATGTAATTACCTATTTGAACGAATATAAAGATATTAATAACTCTATAATAGGAATGGCACAAGTTGGCAGTGCAGCTACAGCAGAAAAAGACACTACATTTACTATGATGGATAAACAAACAATTTCTACATGGGCAGAAATTACAGATAATGATTATGTAGTATTTAAGCGTACAGGCTTATTATCTGAATCTATTACATCTGGTACACCACTTGAAGGTGGTAGTAATGGTGGCGAAATATCTGGTTTGCAATACCAAGATTTCTTGGAAAAAATTGAACCATATTATTTTAATATCTTAGGTTGTGTTTCTACAGATGAAACTATTCAAGATTTAATGATACAGTTTACTAAGCGTTTACGTGATGAAGTTGGAGCAAAATTTCAATGTGTAGTTTATGGATATGAAAATGCTGATTATGAAGGCGTTATTAGTATTCAAAATTCTGTTATAGATAAAGGTGAAAGTCCTGCAAATTTAGTTTACTGGGTAACAGGTGCAGAAGCTTCTTGTGCTGTAAATGCAAGTTGTACAAATAAAACATATGACGGTGAATATGCTATAAATACAAATTATAAACAAACAGAATTAGAAAAAGCTATTACAAATGGTATGCTTATCTTTCATCGTGTAGCAGACAATGTTGATGGTGATATAGTTGGGGATATAAATATTCTTAGAGATATTAATACATTTACATCTTTTACTAAAGAAAAAAATGAGGATTTTTCTAGTAATCAAGTTATTCGTGTGCTAGACCAACACGCCATTGATATAGCTAGATTATTTAATAAAACCTACTTAGGAAAAGAACCAAATGATAATGAAGGTCGTATGGCTCTTTGGGGTGATATTGTGGCTTATGAAAAGGAAATGCAACGAATAAGAGCAATTACCAATTTTAAGGCAGAAGACGTGCCAATTCCTGCAATGGGACAATCTAAAGAAACCGTTTTAAGTGAATATGCTATACAGCCTGTAATGTGTATGGAAAAACTTTATATGAATATTATTGTAGCTTAGAAAGTTGGTGAGAATTAATGGATACAAATAGAACAATGCACGCTAAAGACGTTGTATCTGCAAAGTTAGCGTCTTGTGTTATAAATAATCTTAATGGAGAAAGATTTCTGCTTATGCAAGCTAAAAATTTAGAAGCAAAAGCTGAAAAAAATAAGGTAGAAGTACCTATTCTTGGACGAACAGCAGTGGGACATAGAACGACAAATGTTAATTATACAGGTTCTATGACTATTTATAATAATACTTCTCGTTTTAATGAACTTGTTAAACAATATCAAGATACAGGACAAGATTTTTATTTTGATATTATTATTACTAATTATGACCCAACAAGTTCAGTGGGTACACAGACAACTATTTTAAAAGATTGTAACTTAGATGGTGCAACAATAGCTGGCTTTGATGCTGATGGTGATTGGCTTGAACAAGATGTAGATTTTACCTTTGAAGGATTTGAAATGCCTGAAAAATTCAAAGACCTTGAGGGCATGAAATAAGGAGAGATATAAATGAGTGATAATTTAAAAGCTTTTATGGCTGAAAGTGCTATTCAATACAAGGAAGTTGATTATGTAGCGTCTGAACGCTTTATTGATGAAAAAAATAATCCTATACCGTGGAAACTTAGAATATTAACCGAAACAGAGTTATCTAAATTAAAAGCACAATGTAAAAAACGTGTAACTAATCCTAAAACTCAGCAATCATATATTGAAACAGATTCAAGTAAATTAGCTGACTTAATGATAGAAAATAGCGTTATTTATCCAAATTTAAACAATGCTCAATTACAAGATAGTTACGGTGCTGTAGGAGCGATAGATTTAGCTAAAAAAATGCTCATTCCTGGAGAGTATAACGATTTAATACTTGCTGTAAATGAAGCAAATGGATTTAATTCTGGTATGGCAGAAAAAATTAAACGAGCAAAAAACTAATAAACGGCAATGATGTATATGCTAACATAATGTATTATTGCCTGCACAAACTGCATAAATTGCCCAGCGAAATATTGAGCCTGTCTGAGGAAGAACAGGCCTTTATTTTTGCTGCAATTTCTATCAAAATGAAACGAGATGAAGAAGAAGCTAAGAAAGCTAAAAATAAAAGGAGATGATATTTTGTCTACTTCTACTCTAGAACAATTTATAAAAATGAGAGATGGTATATCTAATCCTATTAATAAAGCTACACAAGCAGTAAATAATCTTTATCTAGCAGAAGAACAAATGGCGAATAGCACTTTAAAAGCTGAACAAAGTATGGAAAATATGGCTAATGGTATAAAAAATAATATAGCAGGAATAAATAAAACTATTCCTTATACTATAGGACAATTAGAAGCATTAGGAGCATATCAAGATAAGTTGGGACGTTGGCATGGTGCTGATGGTAAATATTTAAAAGTTAATATAGATACTATACAAGCTGAAAGAAATGTTTCTTCATTAAAAGAAAGTATTGAAAGTTTAAAAGATAGCTTAACAGGTTCTTTTATAATTGGAAGTATTTTTGGTGATATGATATTTAATGCGATAGAAGAAATAGCTTCAATCCCTAGCAAATTAATCAAAGCTTCTGACGCATATTCAGGTATTATGGCGAGATTAAACTTAGTTGCTGGTGGACAAGAGCAAGCAATAGCTTTGAATGAACAAATTTATCAATCGGCACTTAGAGCAAGAGGTCCTTATGATGTAATGGCAGATAGTGTATCTAAAATTGCAATGACTGCAAAAGAAGCATTTCCTGACCCAAGAACTATAGTACCTTTTATGGAAAATATTCAGAAGTTATTTAATATAGGTGGTACAGATATTGAAAGACAAAAAGACGCTTTATTACAATTAACACAAGCTCTTGGGTCTGGTAAATTGCAAGGTGATGAATTACGTTCTATAGCTGAAGCTGCACCATTAATAGAAAAATATATTGCTGATTATATGGGTGTATCTATGGGAGAAATAAAACAATTAGGTGCAGATGGTGAAATAACAGCAGAAATAATTAAAAATGCTATTTTAGGAGCAACAGATGAAATAAATAAACAATTTGAAACTATTCCTTTAAAATGGCAAGATATATGGACTAACATTGAAAGTAGAGTTAGTCATGCTTTTCAGCCTGTATATACTGAGATAAGTAAATTAGCTAATAGCCCATTGATAAAAAGTTTTGCAGATAATATAGTAGCTGGTGCGGTTATTGGTGCTAATGCTATTAATGGATTTATAAATAATGTTAAATGGTTATCCAATGAAATTAGTGCTTTTTACGATAAAAATAAATTTGCTATTGATACTATAATTGTTGGTTTTGGTGGTGCTATTGGTGCAGTAGGATTATATGGTATAGCCCTTGCTGGTGTAGCTGCTAAAACTGCTATTTTAGGTGCAATAAGTAAAGTCGGTTATGTATTGCAATTTATAGCATATATTCCTACAGCAATAAAACTTATTCGTACTCTTGGAATAGCACAAACTTTAACTGCTGTGAGTGCTGCTGAAATGTGGGGTGCAATATTTTTACCTATAGGTGCAGTAGTAGCAGGAGTTTATATACTTACAGATGGATTTAATAATTTAGGAGTTGTAATTGAATATACATTTTCTATTTTGTTAGGTATGTTGACATCTGCTGGTATTGCATTAGGTGGATATATTGCTTACTTAGTTGTATATAATGGATTACAGTTATTAGCTGCTGTTTATACATTTGCCTATAATACAGCTATTGTTATAACTAATGCTAGTTTATCTATTGCTTATGCTAGGACTGTGGCTGTAGGTATAGCACAAAGAGCAATGGCTGTTGCAAGTTTGTTAGCAAGTGGAGCAATGGCAATTTTAAATGCAGTAATTTCTAGAAATCCTATACCTATATTAATAGGCTTAATTGTGGCAGTAGTAGGTGCTTTTATTGGGTGGCAAATAGCAAGTAATGGTCTTAGAAATACACTGGCTAATGTATTTGGTGAAATAGCAGAATTTGTTGCTAATGCTATTAATTTTATGATTGAAAAAATAAATGGGTTGATTAATGCTTTTAATGCTGTTAAATCCACAGTAAATGAAATATTTGGTACTAATTTATCTGCTACAAGTGAAATAACTTATAGAGCAAATCCTTTAGAAGCTAAATTATGGGCAAGAAAAACATCTTATGATGTAATTGATACAATAATAAATCCATTTAAGAATTTAGGTGTTTTTAATGGAATAGATAATGTTCCTTATACGACACCAGAAATAGGAACTATTCCTAATTATGGGGATTTAGCAGGAACTGATGATACTGCTAAAAATACTAAAGATACAGCAGATAATACTAAAAAAATAGCTGAAGCTATGGATATAATGGACGAAGATTTAAAATTCATGAGAGATATTGCTGAGCAAGAAGTAATAAATAAATATACTACTGCTAAAATTGAAATTAATATGGAAAATATAAATAATATTTCTAAAGATGTTGATTTTGATGGAATTATAACACATATAGGTGAACAAATAGCAGAAGCTACAGCAAATGGAGCTGAGGCGGTGCATATATAATGGCATATTATTTTTATTTAGATGATATGATGTTACCTATTCCACCAGCTAAAATGGATATACGTATAAAAAATAAAAATAAAACTGTAAATCTTATAAATGAAGGAGAAATAAATATTATTAAAACAGAAGGTCTGAAAGAAATATCTTTTGAGCTTCTTTTGCCTAATAGTAATTATCCATTTGCAGACTATTCCCAAAGCGATACAGAAATAGGAGTATCTGCATTTAATAATTTGTTTGGTGGTTCAATAGGAATTTTAGGTAATTTATTAAATGAATATTCATTTAAAGGAGCTGAACATTATTTAGAAAAAATAAAAATAGCAAAAGAAAGTAAACAGCCTTTACGATTAATAATAATGAGAATGACACCTAGTTTTGAAGTTTTGTTTGATACTAATTTATTGGTTACCATTGAGAATTATAGTATACGTGAAGATGCTAAAAATGGATTTGATGTTGTAGTGCCTTTACAACTAAAAGAGTATAAGTATTATGCTACAAAAGAAGTTGAGGTAAAAACTGATGAAAATGGCAAAGAAACATATACTATAAAAGAGAATAGACCTACAGATAAAATTACTCCTAGTGTTTGGAAAGTAACAAAAGAAAAATCTGTATATGAAGCTGTAAAATTAGCGAGTGGAGGTAGTTTGAATTGGCGTAGCGTTATGAATTTGAATAAAATGTATAATCCATCAACACCTACATTAAAAGAGGTGTTAAAACTTGAATAATAGCAATGAATTATTAATAACCATTCATACTGTTGATAATAAGTGCTATATACCAGTTGTTGAAGATAATGTAAATATTGAATATTATCGTAAAGGGCAACCAAGCAAAATTACTTTTAAAGTAGTACAAGATGAATTGTTGGATATACAAGAAGGATATAGAGTAAAAGTACAACGTGGTGATGTAGGTATATTTTTTGGTTTTGTATTTAAACGTAATTTAGATAAAGATAATATTTTATCTATTATTGCTTATGACCAGCTTAGATATCTAAAAAATGAACAGATTTATAATACAGTAAATAAAAAAGCAAGTGAAATAATAAAACAGTTAGCTGAAGATTTTCAGCTAACTGTTGGTGATATTGCAGATACTGAATATGTAATTCCACGATTTAGAGCAGGTAAACAAACTTTATTCGATTTAATGCAGACAGCTATAGATATAACTACAGAAGCTACAAAAAATTTATATGTGCTTTATGATGATTATGGAAAGTTGACTCTTAAAAATATAAATGATATGAGAGTTGATATTTTAATTGATAGTGAAACTGCTGAAAATTTTAGTTTTACTTCTGATATAGATAAGGACACATATAATGATATTGTACTTTATTTTGATAATAAAGATACTAATGCACATGAAATTAGTAATATTGCTATGGATACAAAAACTATAGCCAAATGGGGACTTCTTAGAAAAATAAAATCTGTAAATCCTGAAAAACCAATAAATCTTGATGAATTGGCGAAAGCAATGCTTAAACGTTATAACAGAGTAAGGCGTACATTATCTATAAAAAATGCTTTTGGAGATGATAGAGTTCGTGGTGGTTCTAGTATATTTGTTAAATTATATATAGATAAACAAGAAATAAATATGAAAATGTTAGTTGAATCAGTTAAGCATACTTATACTAATAATTCACATTTTATGGATTTAACACTTAAAGGAGGGATTTTTGAGTGAGTATTGTTGCTTTAAAAGAAGCCATACAACAATTAGTAAAACAACAATTAAATAGTGCTAATCTATGTGATTACAGTCTTGGTGTTGTAGAAACTATTAATCCCTTAACGATTAGAATTGACCAAAAAGAATTACTTACAGAAGAATTTTTAATTTTAACTGATTTAGTTAGAGATTTTGATGTTGATATAACTGTTAATCATATAACAGAAAATAAATCAGGTGGTAGCGGAGACGCTTTATTTGAAAGTCATAATCACGCTTATAGCGGGCGAAAACGAATTACTGTGCATAACGGTCTATCAGTCGGTGAGAGCGTTATTTTAATTCAGCAATCGGGCGGACAAGAATTTATTGTTTTATCTAGGTCTACTAATCATACAAATTTGACTGGTCAGTGGGGTGGATAATATGGGATTTTTACCACAAGGAACAGATACAGATTTAAATATAAATATAACTAAAATTAATACTATTTCTAGTAAATCTTATCGAATGAAAATTGCTGATGAAAAAATAGTTGGTAGTATTGATGAACTTGAGGCAATAGCACAAGCTTGTTATAAAATATTAAATACAGAAAGGTATAAATATGTTATTTATAGCTGGAATTATGGCGTAGAATTACAAGATTTATTTGGTAAACCTATACCATATGTATATAGTGAATTACCAAGACGAATAAAAGAAGCTTTAACACAAGATGATAGAATAAATAGTGTAGAAGATTTTGAGCTGTCTTATGATAAAGGTAATGTACTAGCTAAATTTACAGTAAAAACCAATCTAGGCAACATTGAAATGGAGAAGGGAGTGAATATTATTTAAATGTATGAAAATCAAACAGAAAATATTATTTTAAATAGAATGCTTGAAAAAGTACCAAATGATATAGATAAAAGAGAAGGTTCTATTATTTATGACGCAAGTATACCAGCAGCAATAGAATTTATGCTTTTATATGCGACTGTAGATTATTTTATAAAAAATACTTTTGGTGATACAGCAGAAAGAGAATTTTTAATATTAAGAGCTAAAGAACGTGGATTAGCTCCTTATCCAGCAACATATGCCATAGTAAAAGGAGAGTGTACTCCTAATAATATAAATATTAGTGTAGGCACTCGCTTTTCTTATGATGATGTGAATTATTCTATAACTGAAAGCTTAGGAAATGGACAATATTTATTAAAATGTGAAACTATAGGGATTATTGGTAATAAACCAAGTGGTAAATTAGTTCCCATAGATTATGTAAAAGGTCTTGAATTTGCCCAACTTTTAGAAGTTACTATTCCAGGAGAGGAAGAAGAAACTACCGAAGATTTTAGAACAAGATACTTGAATAGTTTTGAAAATCAAGCATATGGTGGCAATATTATTGATTATAAAGAAAAAGTAAATGCAATTGAGGGTGTTGGAGGTGTTAAAGTTTATCCAGTTTGGAATGGTGGTGGAACTGTAAAAATAGTATTTATGACCAGTGAATATAAACCACCAACAGCAGAATTTATAAAACAAGTACAAACTAAAATTGACCCAGAGCAAAATAAGGGTGAAGGATTAGGAATTGCACCCATTGGGCATATTGTAACAGTTGAAGGAGCTAAAAATTCTGCTATAAAAATTGACTTAAATATAACTTTTAATAATGGAAGTTTCATAGATTATAAAACAAAAATTGAAAAAGTTATTGATGATTACTTTTTAGAACTAAATTCTAAATGGCAAGATACACAAGTTGTTACTATGGAACGATACGAAAATAAAGGGATTATTGTTCGTATTTCGCAAATTGAAAGTAGACTTTTAGACCTTAAAGGGGTAACCGATGTTGAACATACAAAATTAAATGACTTAGAAGAAAATTTGACTTTAGATATTAATGCTCTTGCTGTTAGAGGTGAATTAAGTGGATAATTTAGAACGTAATGTAAAACTAGAGCGATATTATCCCAATGTTATAGCTAATGCCGATGAGTTTAGACAGCTTTCAGTATTAGAAAATGATGAATTTAAAACTATTTGGCAAGCTAATTGCAAATGGTTCTATAACACATTTGTTTATAAAGCAGATTTGCAAGGAATAAAACGCTGGGAGGATATGCTAAACCTAACGTCAAAATCTACTGAAACTTTAGAGGATAGAAGAATTAATATTTTAATCAAATTAAACAGTATGCTTCCTTATACCATTAGAAGATTACAGCAAATTTTAGACATTAGATATGGTGAAAATAATGCTATTGCGACTACAACAAAAAAGTATGAATTATTAATAGATTTTAATGATGAAACAGAGCTTGTAGCTAGTTCTATGAGGGCAATTTTACGCTGTATAATTCCTGCTAATTTAATTTTTAAAATAATAATTAGTTGTAATTTTGAACAAAATATTTACAATAAAGCAAATATTAATCAATATATTAATAGTACACATGATTTTTGGAATTTAGGAACAGCAGAGAAAGTTTATTGGGATGGTGTTTGGAATTTTAATAATATAATAGATTTTAGTGGTATAAAACCAGATGCATTATATCGAGAGAGACAAACACATTTATTAAGTATAAAAAATCTATTAATGCCTGTTTTATATATAAATATTAATTATAAAATTGAAAATAAACAACAGATAAATTCTAAATGTAAACAAGTTATTAGTTATAGTAATAAAACAGAAAATAAAATAAATAATAAACAAAAAATTTATAAAAAATATCAAGTTTCTAATATAAATAAAAATAATGTTATACAGAACCGTACAGCAAATACAAAAAACTGCTGGGACGGTTCTTTTTGTTTAGATGGTAGCCATATTTTAAGTGGTGCTTATGAAATAGATAAACAAATGGAAAATATATGTGTTTTTTATAGTACAAAACATGGAATTATAGATGAAGGGAGCAAAGAAATATTATGAGTAATGTAAATACAACACATACTTTAACTGTTAATGGAGTAGGTGTACAAAGACAAAGTGAATTTGACCAAGATACATTTTTAAAAAGCAATAAAAAAACGACTACAGATTATAGAACTGCATTTGCACAAGCTATAGGAACAACAGGGAGAATAAGTAAAATTGTAAAAATGGCTTTTGGTATAGCAGGGGAAACAGACGAGCAAGGAAATCCTGCACCACCAACAGATAATGGTCCACTTAATAATGTTGTTCTAACTAAAAATATAAAAGAAGTTACTTATCCGGTTGAAACTTCTGTTTGTTTTGAAGCAGAAATTGAAGCTGGTGAGTATACTGGTGCAATAAATGAAGTAGCTTTGATAGATGAAGAAGAACAAACTGCTGCTAAAATGCGACTCTTAACATCTAAAGGTGTAGATGCTGAAAGTGGAGCAATATTTAAATGGACTGTAGAGTTTTGAGGTGGTTAGATGAATAGTGAAGAATTAAAAAAAGAATTTGGGTTATTAATGCCAAGTGAGATAAATGGGTTTAAAAGACCAGATGAATCAATACCTAGTAGTAATGATTTCTTTTTAGAAATTCCGCAACTTATTTCAAAGGACCCAGTGCTTTATTCTACAATGAATTTGATTTTTAGTGTAATTTTATCTAATGATAAATTATTAAAGCAATGGCTTGATACATTGCAAAACGTAGTAAATGCTCAAGATTGGCGAGAGGTTACAGATAGTTTGAAAGGTTACATGACCCCAGAACTAAAGAAAAAATTAGATGGTATTGCAACAGGTGCAAACAACTATGTACACCCAGCAAATCACCCTGCCACCATGATTACTCAAGACGCGACACACAGATTTGTAACAGATACAGAAAAAACTACATGGAATGGCAAAGCAAGTACAGCAGTTGTATCCACTACTGCAAACGGTTTAGCTCCAAAGAGAGATGGCAACGCAAGCCATTTTTTAGCTGGAGATGGAACGTGGAAAACTGTAAGCTCTGTAGCAAATGCTACAACTGCTAGTAAATTAGGAACTTCTACAGTAGGAAGTGCTAGTAAACCTATATATCTTAATGCTGGAACAGCAACAGCTTGTAATATTGATTTATCTACGTTAGCACCAAAAGCAAGTCCTGCATTAACAGGAAGTCCTACAGCTCCTACACAAGGAACTTCTGATAATAGTACAAAAATAGCTACAACTGAATTTGTCCGAAACCTCATTAATCAATTCAAAACCGACGGTACACTCGGTGGCATTGTTGGAGGCAGTTTAACACAAAATGGGTGGGTTAAATATAGTAATGGTCTAATTCTACAATGGGGATTTGCTAATGATAGCGGACAGTGGAGAAAAGTAATTCATTTA